GTGCTTTTACAAAATGCTCATCTGAATGCTTGCGTGTAGCCATTGATTACTCCAAAGTTTCAATTGAATACGTAGTATAACACGGAAACCATTTAATGTCAAGTGTTTGTTAATACGCTGTCAACTATATTTACGATAAATAAGTAATAAGGTAGATTAATTATGCCCCGGCTTTCACTTTGGCGCCCAAATAAAACAAACGATTACCACTTTTTTGATAGGACTATATCAGAACAGTTTACCGCAGGTTCCACGGATTTGTATGTACACAAGTATATGGGACCAACAAATCAAGGAGCGTCTATTGATTATACACAACCCGAATATGATGTACTAGCCCCAACTAACATTCAAGATTTGCTATTCTTAGAGAACCGTGACAGAACATATGACCCGGATGTTTATCGTTTACGTGGCCATTATAATGTACAAAATTTAGACTTTGATTTAAGTCAGTTTGGATTATTCTTAAACAATGATATCATATTCATTACTGTTCATTACAATGATATGATTGATTTGATTGGTAGAAAATTGATGGTTGGTGATGTAATTGAGTTACCGCACTTGCTTGATTATAATCCATTAAAGGAAACAATACCTGTTGCATTGAAACGCTTTATGCAGGTTACCGATGCTAACTATGCAAGTGAGGGATTTAGCCCAACATGGTTCCCGCATTTATGGCGTATCAAGTGTGAACCACTGGTTGATAGTGAAGAATTTAGTCAGATATTAAATGCTCCAATAGACCAAGATACCTATCTTGGAATATGGGACAAAGATAAAACTTATCCAGCAGGGTATGTAATTACGTTTGGTGACAAAAATTATAGGGCATTGATTGATGTACCGGTTAATATCACCCCACCCAATACTATATATTGGCAATTAGATACTGCGGATAATCTCAAGGATATTCTTGCTACGTACAATCAAAATATTGCGATTAACGATGCGGCTCTTAGTGAGGCAGCAAGACTTCTGCCTAAAGCAGGTTACAATAGAAATAATTTATATGTTGTACCTACATACGGTGAATATTCAAGTAATAATGTTTTATCAAATGCTATCAACCAGCCTGCTCCGCCAATTGGAGTTAATACAAATAACGGTGCTCCCATAACAACAACTGCTACAGTTATGATGGTGAGAAATTCGGCATATAGAAATGCTAGCCCAGTACTTAGAATACCCAAATCAGTTATACAAAATATTTGGAATATAACTGCTGACATGGGTTATGAAAAATTAGATGTGTTTAATACTACACATTTAGAAACTATCACACTAGCACCTGTAAGAACTGATACCAATTCAGGCCCGGTTAGAGGGGACACAATATTAACTGTTGTAAGTAGTGGTCAAATAACTGGTCCGTATGGTACTGCCGATAATACGTATGCTACTGCCGATGCAAATCCAGAAGCGCCCGGGTTCACCGGAACAATAAGCCAAGTAATGGATTGGAGAGCAGATTGTGATCCGGCATTCCAATTCATTGCCCGCAGTAGCCCAAGAACATTTGGTTATACAACAGGGTACTTAGATGGAACTGACCAAGCACCAAATGGCATCCCAACAGGAGCGGGAATATCATTTCCACAAAATCCACAAGTTGGAGATTATTTTTTACGAATTGATTATTTCCCTCAATTATTATTCCGTTGGGACGGAAGATTATGGGTTAGAATCTCTACTAATGTTAGAACCCCAACCGGGTTTACTGCGGCAAATCAGTCTCAATTATCTGGATTTATTAATGATAGTTCACAAACACAACTTACCGACGGTACATTTGTTCCACAAAGACAAGCATTGTCAACTATTTTGGGATTGACACCGGACCCTCTACCACCAGTATAAGGAATATAATTTTGGCCTCTTTCTTCTATGATAATCAGATACGCAGATTTTTAATACAATTTGCTAAGATTTTTTCCAATTGGCAAGTTACTAAAGGAAAAGATCCTGCAGGTAATTTAATACTAGTTAGAGTCCCGGTAATGTATGGTGATAGTAGTAGACAGGCTGCAACTATTATTGCAAATAATAGTGCTAGTAATTTACCAAGTGCTCCATTAATAACATATTACATTAGTGCATTAGAATATGATCAGAAACGAACACAGGATCCAACCTTTATAGATAATATAAGTGTGCGTCAACGGGCTTATGATAGTGAAACTCAAACATATGAAGAAACTCAAGGACAAGCATTTACCATTGAAAGATTGATGCCGGTGCCATATACTTTACGAATTACTGTAGATATGTGGACTACTAATTATAATCAAAAATTAGAATTAATTGAACAGTTAGGAACATTATTCAATCCAGCACTGGAAATTCAAAGTACTGATAACTTTATTGATTGGACTTCATTAAGTGTTGTATATCAAGATGGGATAACTTTTAGTAGTCGTAGTATACCAGTGGGTTCAGGCAATCCTATTGATGTACTAAGTTGGAAATTTTATATGCCAATATGGATAAGTACAGCAGCTAAACTTAAGAAGTTTGGTGTTATTGAAAAAATAATTGCAAGTATTTTTAAAGGTACCGCACTTAGCGATATTCAAGACGATGACTTACTATTAGGAACAAGACAAAAAGTCACCCCATATGGTTATAAAATATTATTGATAGGAAATACATTACAAATATTACCAGCTGATACTCCGTTCTCCCCAAGCAACATTGATTTAAGTTTACCGCCTAACCCTAATACTGACGTATATTGGTCAAGTGTATTAAATGTATATGGAACTGTTAAACCGGGCATTAGCCAGATATGGTTGCAAAACTCATATATGGACACTGAAATTGTAGGTAACATTGTTCCTAATCCAAATGATGATAGATTGTTAATATATAATATTGACACTGATACCTTGCCACAAAATACTTTATCACCGGTAGATGGTGTAATTAATCCTCAATTGACAGGCCCAAATGCCGGTCTACCGGGATCAATTAATGGTCGTAGATATTTGTTAACTGATAATATTGGCGCCCCGAACAATAGTACAGTTGCATGGGGTACTGTAATTGCATTTGCAAATGACATCATTGAATTTAATTCAAGCACCGGTGAATGGGTTGTTAGTTTTGATAGTACTATTGCAACTCCAACAACACTAGAGTATGTAACCAACTTAACTACAAATGTTCAATATCGTTTTGTAGCTGATACTTGGATGAAAAGTTATGACGGCTTCTATCAAGCAGGGGATTATTCTATCGTCATCTAATACTTTGATAAATCATAGTATGAGTAACCAATCCGCAGGCGTTTTCTTTTATAGTAATAAAACAAACCGCTACCTATATCTATTGCGTATTGATAATAAAAATCCGGGCAATTGGGGAATTCCCGGAGGCAAGATAGAAGATAGTGAAACACTATTTGAAGGTCTTGCTAGAGAATGTATAGAAGAAATCGGGTTATTTCCTCCAAAGGCAAAACTAGTACCTATACAGAAATTCATCAATCATTCATTCATTTATCATACCTTCTTTTGTGAAATTACCGATGAGTTTGTTCCTATATTGAATGAAGAACATTGTGGTTATGCGTGGGTAGGTGATAATCAATATCCCAAACCATTACATCCGGGATTGTTTAGTATGGTTAATTTTGATGTAGTTCAATCTAAATTAAAATCACTTACAAAAAAAGAGACCTAAGTCTCTTTTTTTATTTTAGCATTGCTGATAGCGTGGGGAAGCCTATCGAGCCGATTATTATACCGGCTCCCATCATCATCCATCGCCATTTTTCTAATACTGAAATTTTTCCAGCAAGTTCACTGTGTTCCTTGACATCCTGCTCACGCATAGATTTTAACATTCGTCTAGTTTCGTCTGCATTAGCTTCAATTGCATCATGTAGTGCTTTCAGATCCACTTTAAGTTCCCCAATTTTTTCTTCAAGGTTCTTAACTTGGAACTGAAGTACTGCAATTTCAGTTTCAGGTTGCATTTTATCTAACTTATTGGTTGAAGTAGCCATGATTAAGCACTAGCAATTACAACGATTGGGTTAGGCTGACCGTTAGCGGCATTAGCAGTGAATGCTGTGTTGAATGTAGCAATTACATCAGGGTTTACAGTATTCAATACTGCTAGTCCTGTACCTGTTCCGGTTGCTGTAGC